TATCTTTATTGAACATGTGAACTTTGTTCCACCAAGTTTTAAATTTATTTTCAACAATGACTTCTATAATTGGTTGTTTTAAATCTCTTTTTTTGTCTGTTATGCAAAAAAATTTAAAGTCCGAAGTGTGCCGTTGACACATATTATACAATGTTTCTACGTAGGCATTTGGGTACTTGTCGCCGGTGCAAACTGATACTATTGATCTCATTTTGTTGCAAAATATATGAGAACAAGAAAAATTAACGGAAAAGAAAACATGATACCAAAGTAAATTTTTGTTACTATTTTGTCAAATTTTGTTTCAGTCTCTTCCATGGAATTCCTTGTCTTATTTCTTCTATAAACCATTCTGTATAACTTATCCTTTTTAACCATTCTGTACGATCGGGTTTGGCAGGATTGCTCAAATCTCCGCCGATTGGATTACCTACTTCCCAGCACAGAGATGATTGATCAACATATACAGGCACTCCTGATAGCACAGATTCTATTGCTGGATTAGAATTAAAGTTTACTACTGCAAACGCATTTTGTAATGATTGTGTAAAATCAACTTCGTCTGTAGATCCAACAAGTTTAATTCTTTTAGGAGTAGAAACAAATATTTTCTTTTCTTTCATTTCTTTGAAATGCACTAAAAATCTTGGGTGTGGTCTAAACCAAATTGGTCTATCTGTCTGGGATCTTATCCATTCGATCATTTTATTTGCCCATTGTTCCATGTTGCCTTGGTTCCATGCAATTGATTTTTCGTTTTGACCACACACAATAATGTGTTGCCCGTGTTCATGCCATGCTGAAGGAATAAGGTCAAACAATTTTAATCGATTGTCGTCTACTTGTTGGTTACCAAAGTCTGCATCTCTGTTGATGCCGTTTATTGCAACCTTCCATGATGTGTTTCTTTTGAGTGCGCCGACTTCTAAAATAACAAATTTTACTTTGCCTTTATAGTGATTGTAGATGTCATCTCGGCCATATATGCCCAGCAACCATGACCACATGACGACAACATCGGCTTGTGGCCTTTCGTTGTTGTTGCAAATTATAACATCTTCATTTTTGATAGAATCTATAAAAGCTGCCATGATTGGTTTGCCTGCTTGGGCACATGTTTCTGGAAAGACTGCTATTTTCATTTTATAAATTCATACAATTGATCTGCTATCAGTTGATGTCCTTTTTGATTAGGATGATACTTATTTGGGTAAATGTATGGATTATTTTGATACTTTACTATTTCGCTTGTGTTTTTATTCATTTGTGCTTGGAACATTTCTAATGCCGTTCGTGGCACAAATTTTCTTTTATCTATGCCTGGATACTCCCATTTAATATTAGTCCATCCTTCGAGATACACGTCTTTTACAATTGTTGCACTGCTTTGAATCATTTTTTGTAGTGCTAAAATAGTTGTGTTAGCTCGATGATTATCTAATTGATCAGACTGCAGATATTCATAATAAAATTTTGTTTTTGGAGTTTTGTCGCCGGTCGGCCTTATTGTATTCCAACTGTTATTTTCGTTGATCATATACCTAATAGGATTAGTAATAAAAAACACAGCAGTGTCTGTTACGAACTTTGTTTCCGACATATATTTTTTAAGTTGTACTATTAAATGATCTATTGATGTACCTTCTTGTGAATAATTTACAAATTCGTCTGTGCCTAATTTTTCGTGCAATAATTCTCCAAATGTTTTTTCGTTTGGTTTTAATTCTGCACCTGCAGGCCAACTATCGCCGAATACAACTAATCTATTCATTGGCTTGATCTCACGTGGCAGACAGATTTTCCGCTTTTGTTGTAATATTCAAATCTAATTGTTGGCCCTATAACTATTTGTTTTTTGTTTTCTCGAGATAGTTCGAACTCGTGTTCATTACATTTACAAATGATAACTCCGAACATGCATGTGATAAGACGCCATGTTTTTTCTGTGTTTGTTTTTATTTGACCATGGGGTTTATTGTAGTCGTAGTAGTCTCTCGCAAATTGTACAGGAATAATTTTATCAAACTCGTCTTGATTATATGTGTATGATGTGTCAGACTGTTCGTTTTCGATTAAAAAAATTTGATTGTCTATTTTTTTGTATGATATCATTTTGGTCCATATATGCAGTCTCTTGTTATTTTGAACAATCTCTTGTACCCTTGCTGGTCTAATTCATTATGGCTGGCCATTTTATCTAATCCAAATCTTTCACTATTGAATACACATCTTTCTATTATGATGATTGGCTTGCATCTTTTTATAGTTTCAACTGCGCCCCTGAGCACATCGATTTCTAATCCTTCGACGTCGATCTTTAAAACATCAACATCATTAAAGTTGTGTTCATCCAATGTCTTTATTTCTATGTCACCTTGGCTATTAGGTATCACCCTTGTGGACCCGTAGTGATGTTCGACTGCTATCTCCAAACTGCCTTTGGCAGATCGACTACCTAAGCCATATGGAAATAATTTTATGTTACTGTATGACTCACAATTTTTTTCAAAGCATTCTATATGATAAGGCGCTGGTTCGAACGCAGAAACTTTTTTATAATGTTTTGCAAAGTCAACGCTCCATCGGCCGACGTTACCTCCCACATCCACCATGTGATTACGTTTGGTCGAATACTCTAAAACTTTTTTTTGTAGAATATGATCGTGTTGTATTACAGATTCTGCATTGTGATGTTTGGGTAAATCGCCGTCGGGGATATAAAACCCATCTACTAATTGCATAACTTTTCGTCCATTACAAATCGTTTGGGTGTCCATCCCAATGCTCTAAGTCTATGAGAAGGTAACAAGTTTTCCTGTGATTCATAATCAAAGCCATTTGTAATAGGAACGTCTAATCCGTTAAACGCAACCAATTGATCCACTGCCACAGTTCGTCCAGTCCCCACTTCAAAAATATCAGTTTCGTTGGGATTGTCGATGATAGTTTGTATAGCAGAAACAACATCGGATACATGAATTAAATCACGATGGTGTGTTGTAGCATATTTTAAAGTCTTGTTTTGTATCTGGGGGATAAGCATATCTCCACGTGCACCATCTCCCCAAACGGTAGAAAATCTTAGTCCTACAGAATTTTTTGGAGCGATGAATTCGTTCACATATTTTGAAATTGCGTAAGGATTCCCATGCCATCTTTTGCATGCAGATGAAGAAGCGTATATCACTCTTGTATTAGATTGTTCTGCAATATCGAAGATTCTTTTTGTGAACTCTACATTAACTTTCCAGTATTCGTCGGGATTTTCGATAGATTCTCTAATGCCTGCCAAAGCCGCCAAATGGATGATAACGTCGGTGTCTTTTTCCAATAAACCATTCAATGTAAACTCAGCAATGTTTTTGCCTATCTTTGTGTCCCAACAGGTTAAAATGTGGTTGTTTGCCATGAGATGATTTACAAGATGACTGCCTATAAATCCGTGAGATCCTGTTATTGTGATGTGCATGATAGTATTATATTATATATTGAAGGTTCTGTCTACGGTCAAACTGTCTTGGCTGGTAACTCTTACAGCCCTTGGTCTAACCACTTGGATGTTTACATATTTGTTTTTAACAAACATGTCTGAAGCAGTCAATCCGTCCGTGTAAGCACCCGCAATTAGTTTTTGTGCGGCATGAGGTTTGATCACGTATCCATATGTGCCTTTAAGTTGTTGTTCGCCTTTCCTATAGTGTTCGAATTTTTCGACAATAGGATCAATGCCAATATCCGGATCCGGATCGATGAATCTGTGAGCGTCTAAATGCAACACATCGTTGAATGGTTGTAGGAATGTTTGAGACACGACTTCTGAATCGTGTTCTAATACGACAACCGGTTCGTTCAGTTCGACGCACTTTTTCCATACATTTAAATGTGATATCATGCAACCTCTTACCCCTCCGCGTTTCCATTTGATAGAAAATAATTTTGGTCCAGGCAGATAAGGTCGAAGTCTTTCTTTTGCAATATATTCGTCAGCCTGCGATGGTGTGTAACCTGCAAACAATTCTACTTCTAATCCATATTTTTTTGCAGAAGATAATGCAGTTTGACTTGCTTTGACTGTTGATTCTATAGTGGGTAGATATATTACAAACGACTTCATTTGATCATTTGTTCTATGTGTGGTCGATATCGCTTCCATACCTGTCCACTTTTGACTTCGTCGATGGTCCATGAAGCGTATGCGAGATCGTGCAACCATTGTGTTCTGTCGGGGGTTGGAGGATTCTCGATCTTGCTGAAATCATCTGTTCCTATGTCCCACGCCAAACATAAATCAGAAGTCATTATCACTGGGATACCGAACGTGGCCGCATCAACGGCAGCGGTCGAGTTATGGGTTATTACACACCAGCAATCTTTTAGTTCTTCCAGAAATGTAAATCTATAATCTTCAGTGGGTCCACCACCCAATGTAACAGAGGTCACCTGTATTTGGGGGTGTTTGACTGACATGTCTTGTGCGGTCTTGATGGCATGATTTGGGTGAGGTCTTAGTTTTATGGGTCTATCTGTGACGCCTTTAAGTTTTGATATCACTTGATCAACCCAAACATAAGGATCTGTTTGTGTGCGTGACATGGACCAATTATCTTTTGGCTGTGTACACAACAATATATGTTTTCCTTGTTGGCGCCAAGGCCTACTCTTGGTTGTGAGATATGATTCTATCTTGTTCCAACGATCACCCGGTGAATTTTTATTGAGGAAATTACCATCTCGCATGGGCGACCACAGTCCACAACGATAGTAATGCTTGTCCCATTCTGTGGCCCTATTCCCCAACGATGTCCAAATACCTCCGTCGAAGGAAATACAAACTCCGCCGTTTTGTTCTTGGTATTTTCTAATTTTTTTCCTATTTCCTTTTAGGAAGTCTCCTGCTGAATCAGGACCGTATCCGAAATGCACAGCGACTTTGGATCTTGGATTTCCATTCCATTTCTCGGGATCACCGTCCCCTTCTATCCATACGGGATCATCACCGGCCGCTTTTATGCCTTCGCGCCATGCTTTCATCATTTCGAACGAAGCACCCTTGCCTCTGCGTTTTACGGTATTACGGAATATGTCTACTTGCATTATTATGGTTGCAATCTGTTTAGATCAGCATTTACCATAATTTTAATCATGTCTTCGAAAGATGTTTTTGGTGCCCACCCTAATTCTTTTTGGGCCATGGAAGAATCGCCATACATCCTTGCGACATCGACGGGTCTTTTAAACATTGGATTAGTGCCAACATATTTTTCCCAGTCGCTTATGCCTACATGGGCAAATGCTAATGATAAAAATTCTCTGATTGTGTGGAAGTGTCCACTGGCAATCACATAATCCTTGGGTGTGTCTTTGTTTAACATCAACCAAATTGCTTCCATAAAGTCTGGAGCATATCCCCAGTCTCTGCCTGCCTCGAGGTTTCCTAAGATAATTTTATCACTTAAACCTAACTTAATTCTTGCAACTCCGTCTGTGATTTTCCTTGTCACAAATTTAATACCTCTCAACGGAGATTCGTGATTGAAAAGGATACCTGCAACAGCATAAATGCCGTGTGCTTTCCTAAACATGGAAGTGGTCCAGTGGCCATATAATTTCGCGATGCTGTATGGAGTGTTTGGCCAAAATGGTGTATCTTCATTTTGCTTGTCGCCTATAGCACAAGCATCTCCAAACATCTCTGAAGTCGATGCTTGATAAAACCGGGTCGAGGGCGAATGTGTCTTGATTGCCTGTAGGCAATTGAGAGGTCCTATGGCATTGGCCTCCGTGGTCATTTTTGGAATTTCCCAACTGTCTCCCACATTACCTTGGGCACCTAAATTTATAAAAAAATTGGGTTGGATATTTTTGACCAATTGATTCATTGAATTTTCATCAGTGATGTCACCGGTTACTAAATCTATGTCGTTGGTTATGCCTAAGTAATCTAAATTTTCTAAATTAGGAGCACTGTATCTTTTTAACACTCCGTAAACTTTGTAACCCTTTTCGAGTAAAAGTTTGGCCATGTATGGACCATCTTGTCCGGTCATGCCAGTTACTATCGCTGTCTTGTTCATTTTTTTATCCCCTTCCAATACGGATGATTCCAGTTGTACTTGATGTCTTCTGGCAATGATTTTCCTATTTGTTTTCTTTTGTCGCCCTTCATGTGATCCATGTATGTACCCAGTTCCGAATTTATGAATGGATGTTTGCCCCCTCTGAATCCTCTCCATCGGCCATCATTCAAGTCGTTTTCTCGGTAATCTTCATACTTGTTTATAAACATTTGTCTGGTTGCATCCAAAGTATGACAGTCGGTGTGTCCTTTGAGTTGCCAAAATTTATCTTCGGTGTACCATTTTTTCCATTCTGCAAAAAACTCCTTAGCGTAAGGACTTTGTAGATTGAAGGATAAAAAACCAGTTTCTGTGAATTTTTTTGGCCTGCCGAGTATTGTGATAAAACAATCTTGTGGCATGATGTGTTCCACCCATGACGTCGGAACGTCGTCGAATGTAAAAGTATCGCTGTCCAGATAATACAACATGTCTGTGTCACAGCGTTCTGCGGCGTCACACATCGCAAAAACTTTAGCACTAAATTTAAGTGCATCGTATTCGTAATTGTAAGCAGGATCTCCTTCAGTCATTATAGGAGTCCTTTTGTCTTTGTTTCTGTTGATAAATTCTATCCAAGTCGGCTGTGCTTGATCCAAATTAAAATATTGCCCGTTGGTTAGACTAATTTGATTATCGAAGTTGTCAGGATAAACAAACTTTTTATATTCTTTGGGCCAACGCTGTTCGATCGACTCTAAACAATTACGGGCCGGTGAGGGCCAGTATTTTTCAGGATAGGTTACTACTATTGAGCAGGATTTCATGATGTGAGTTTTTTAACAACCTCATACATAGCATCAATACCTTCTGAAACATCTTTCATTCCGTTGCCTACAAAAAATCCTTCGTCTTCTATTTCGTCAGCACCAGGGTAATCACCATTAGTGATACAATCCAGCATGTTCATGACAGGTTGTCTCAACCAGTTGCCTGACGCAAGTGGTCTCGACTGGATGCCTGCTTCTGTTAGTGCAGTGACGAGTTCATCTCGTCTACCTTTGAGTTCACCCGTGCATATGCAACCAAATGAGAACCAACTGCTTTCTCCTTGTGTTTTTTGTAATTTAAAATACTTTTGGTCACCAAACAATTTAAAAAAGTGTTCTTTGTTTTTCAATCTTGCAGATAAAATTTCATCCCATTTTTTTAGTTGTTCAAGGCCTATAGCACCACTCATCTCCAAAGGTCGAACTGTGTACCCCGGAGTGACAAAAGTAAAGTTGTCTTTCCATCCGCCTGTTTTTTGGAACAGTGGATTGGAATCTGACAAGTCTCTGCACCATCCGTGTGCTCTCAATGAACGCAACCAATCAGCATCCTCTGAATTATCTACAGTCACCATTCCGCCCTCCATGGTCTGCAAATGATGTGAAAAGAAAAATGACTGCGTGCCTATTATGCCATGACTGCCTGTATACTTGCCGTCATACTTTGCACCCATTGACTCACAGTTATCTTCTATTACAAACAAGTTGTGTTTGTCCGCAATCTTATAGATCGCATCATAATCGCATGGATTGCCTAACAAGTTGATTGCCATGATGGCACAAGTGTTGGGTGTGATTGCACTTTCTATTTTAGTAGTGTCTATGTTGAATGTTGTTGGATCCACATCGACGAAGTTTAATTTAAAACCGTTTTGATTTACAGGAAAATAACTTGTAGACCAACCAACTGCTGGAACAATGATGTCGCCGGTCAGTTTGTACTTTAATTTTAATAACGCAAGCATTAACAAGTTAGCCGATGATCCCGAGTTGCACATCACAGCATGGCCATGACCGAAATGCTTGGCGTATTCCATTTCGAATTCTTTCACTTTTGATCCCATGGTGTACATATCTGAAGATATGACTTCATTTATGGCATTGATCTCTTCTTGGCCCCAGGTGCTTGATGCTAATGGATATATTGGTTCAGGCATTCATTCTCCTTGCGTTTTAATTACTGGGTATTTAAATAGTTTTTAATATGAGCAGGACAGTTTCGGTTATAACTACGTTTCCACCCAGCAAGTGGGACGAGTATGCCAAACGCATGGTTGAAGGATTTGTGTGGGGTTGGCCAGAGAGCATCGATCTAACTGTGTATTATGAAGATAATATCCCCGAAGACGCACCCAAATCGGATAGGGTGAAATGGATAGACATACATCAAGCATGTCCGGGATTGGTTGATTTCAAGCAGAAGCACAAAAACAATCCATATGCAAATGGACACAAGATAGGAACAGACACAAACAAAAAGGGATCATTTTTGTTCGAGGCAGTGCGTTTCGCACATAAATCATATTGTGTATCACATGCTACCCTCAACAGTTCTACAGACTTAGTTGTCTGGTTGGACGCAGATGTTGTTACCCACAGTCCTGTGCCATACGAATTTGTTGAGGGTTTACTTCCAGAAAATTTTTATACAGCATACTTAGGCAGGCAACACATCTACCCTGAATGCGGGTTCGTTGTCTACAACACTCATCACCCGAAACACAGCGAGTTCATGAAAAACTGGCAAGAACTTTACAGCCATGACCAGTTATTCCAATTGGAAGAATATCACGATTCTTACCTGTTCTGGCACTTGTTGAAGCAACACGATCTGGTCAAAGAAAGTTTCAACATTTCCGAAGGACATCCTCACAGACCGGGCGTCCATGTTTTCATTAATTCACCTCTGGGAAAATACATGGACCACTTGAAAGGTTCTCGTAAAAAACAAGGAAAATCCAAAGCATCGGATCTTTATTCCAAACGTGATGAACGCTATTGGAAATCGATCAAAGGATGAAATTAAGATTAGCCACTAACCATGGTCCTGAATCAAAAGCATGGCAGGTATTAAGGCCTTTACAACAATATCATGACGACCGCGGAATAGACACCGTCTGGGGGTTGGGTGTGGGGAATTTTTCCATAGTCAAGGATTGTATTAAACAAAATAAGAATTGGCTTTACACAGACATGCCTTACTGGAATAGGTTCGATCCTAATAAACCCGATGGCGTGTACCATTGGCGAACGTGTCTTAATGGAGTGCATTGTAATAGAATTTTTGATTTACCCAATGATAGATCGAAACATATAGAACTTAAGGAATGGAGACACGAAGGGGAATATATTTTAGTTGCTCCGTCTTCCAACACCATCCACAACTATTTGAATAAAACTAACTGGACTCATGAAACAGTCGCAAAGTTAAAACAAGTTACAGATCTTCCGATCAAAATTAGATCCAAACCAAGGAAGAAAGGCACATCCGGTCCACATGTGGCTGATGTTCAGTTATCGGAAGATTTTAGCAAGGCCAAGTATGTAGTAACTTCATGTTCGATGGTAGGAGTTGAAGCAGTGATAGAAGGCATACCAACATTCTGTGAGCCTGAGGCAGGCTGTGCTCCAATGGCCAACACAGATATATTTTCGCTGAAGCCGAAGTTTGATGACAGGCAAAAATGGTTGAACACATTATCATACCATCAATGGACCACATCTGAAATACAGAGCGGTCAATTCAAGTCGACCTTCGAAGATCTGTACAAGGAATTTTTATGAAAGCAGTAAAGACACAAAGACCATTTACGGAGAAGATTCCAAGGGCATGGTCGCAAGGCACAGGTTGTAAAGTGATAGACCCTGTAACCAACGATCAAGAAATGTTTGAAGATGAATACTTTTATTTTGGAATCCTCCGTGGGGCAGGTGACATGATGAAACGTTCGATGGTTAATGGTTGGGACTATTATTTTTGTGATCATGCCTACTTAGATGCGGGCCATGATGGTGCAGATCCATGGTACAGAATAACCAAAAATTCGCAGGTCAACTCTGTGCTGAGAGATCGCCCTGCTGACAGATATGAAAATAATTTCAAACATGATATAAAACCATGGCGTAGGTCTGGAAGCAAAATAATAGTGTGTCCGCCTACTGGAGCAATCGAGTGGTTCTTTGATGCACAGGATTGGCTAAACACCACTGTAGAGACCTTAAAACAGCATACAGACCGTGAAATAGTGGTGAGGGACAAGCCTATGGATCCTCAAGTTTCTACCCGAGCGGGTATCACACAACTGGTTGGGTTCAACAAAAAAACCATAGATAAACCATTGCACGAAGATTTAGAAGACGCTCATGCAGTTGTTACTTTCAATTCGAATGTCGGAGTTAAGGCCATCTGTGAAGGCATACCTGTGATATGTGGTCCTGAATGTGCGGCATATCCTTTAGCGAATAAATTCGAAGATGTAGAAAATTTTAAGTTTGAAGATAGAAAACCTTGGTTACATAATTTAGCATATAGCCAATTTAGATTGAGTGAAATACAATCTGGATTTGCTTATCAAACTCTCATATCATAACACTGCGCCCAAGAACGCATCATCCATGAAATAAGCCTTGGTTTCTTTTGTGTTTGATTAGATTGAGATATTACTGTTTTTAAACAATCGTTCCTTTCCATGTATGACTGCATGAAGGCTTGCAAGGTTTTGTTGTCATTCAACCAATACATCAATGGAACTGTCCATCCGGTTTTTATTTTGTTGATTATGTAATCTGGCATGTGTCCTTTGTATGCCAACTTGGTAGGTAGTTTAGTTTGTGATTTTTCTTGCCCCATCTTGTGAGAAGAATTTATATCCAAACAATACTTCATGAATCTTTTCGTTGCCAATGGAAATCTACCCTCCATAGAAAACGCCATTCCGAACTTGTCGTTCCTTGCGAAGAAATCTTCCGGCACTTGTGTAACGCAGTCCAGAGCCATATAGGAATTGACATGGTCCGCTGGATTCCAAACTTGTTCTGGCATCTGCTTGATCAGGATGGCATGTAGATCTTCTCGCGAGATCTTTCTTTTCATTTCCACTGGTCGTTTTATTCTGTGCATCCACTTCCATACCAGTCCTTCCCATGAAGTGATTTTTTCTTCTGGTTTGGTCAACTTCCAGTATTTCGGATAACCACCCAACAGTTCGTCACCCATGTCGCCCGCCATGGTCACTACAACACCCGCTTCTGAAAGTTTTTTATTTGTTTCATAGTACATGGGCATGTTCCAATTGTACACAGGCTGTTCCATGAACCACATGGTCTTGTCCCAACACGCCATCATCATTTCCGGAGTGATCTCGATCTCTGTGTGAGTCATATTATAATCTTTTGCAAACATGGCCGCATGCACGGCGTCATCGTTGTGATCTTCGTCTGTTATAACATTAGGATTCATTTTGTTGGTGAACGTGTCTAACGATCCTAACACATTATTCAATTCGTGTGCCACTAAAGTTGAATCCAATCCACCGGATAAGAACATGCCGAATTTCCTTATACCCAATGTGGACATTTTCACAGTTTCGTGCGACTCGTGTCTAAATTCCTCCAAGTCTAATCCTTTGTTGCTGTTTGGATGAATTGTGAATGTTTTTGAATTGGTAAATTTTTTTGTTGCCACACTGTATGTGAGTGTTTGTCCGGGCATTAATTTTTTGATGTTGTTGAACAGAGAATGATTGGTGGCATTTACTCCGCAATAACTCATACATGCTGATGCAACATCATCTATCACTCTGGAGTTAGGAACTTTGTCTAACATGCCTTTGATTTCACTGCCGAACACCAAGCCGTCTGATGTTTCTGCATAGTACACGGGTTTAATTCCGGCGTGATCTCTGCTGAGTATCAATGATTTGTTTTGCCTGTCATAGTATGCGATGCCATGCATGGAATCTATTTCTTCTATGGCCGAGTAAGGATCGCGATCCATCATGAATGCTAACAATTCTGTGTCACATGATGTTTTGGGTTGAAACTGATTATGATACTTTTTGCACAATTCTTGATAGTTGAATATTTCGCCATTGTACACCAAGACATTGCCTTTGTTTGTGATCCATGGTTGATGACCTTGCGAGGGTTCTGAAGTGATCGCCAAAAGGTTGTGCCCGAGCGTGATGTCATCATCTGCCCAAATGTCAGATCCATCTGGTCCCCTGTGGGAACAAGATTCGATAAACTGTTGCACAAAATGGATATCTCTTTTTGTTATTCCGTATATTCCACACATATTATTCTCTCACATATACTCCGTCATGCGGTTCACCTTTTAAGTACCAAACATCCATCAGAGTGTATCCTAAGGACAGCAGGTACTCGTGTGATTCGCACCTTGTAGGGTTGTACTCCACAAAGATCACAGGATCATTTTTGTCTATGGTTTCTGTGCCACCCTTTAATATTTTCTCTTCATATCCGTCACAGTCTAATTTTATGAATCCAATGTTCTTGATATCGAATGAATCTAAAGTTCGTAGTGGCACTGGCATCTGGCTCGTGCCTCTGGGTTCAGTGGAGGCCTTAATTCTGCCAACTCCTGGTTTCGTGTACTTGATACCTGGTGCTTCGTCTAAACCAGTATGATGGAATGTGATGTTAGGCGTATCTTTGAGATTTATGTGTTTTTTCCTAAAATCAAAACTATGCACGAACTCAAAGTCGGGCGCCATGATTTTGCTCCACAGCAGTCTGTCACATCCTATATCCAAAGCTGTGGTAAATTCCTTGATGTAGGGTTTGCAAAAATTGTATTGGTTTAGATATATTTCAGTTTTGTCCATAAATCGTTTCTAATCTGTGCCTTATGCTATTTAAATTTTTATTTTTGTCGATGTAATTTTTGATCTCGTCTGAAAGGGATTCTTGGTAATTCGAGCCACCTTGTCTGACAAACAATCTGTTGTCTTGTATTTCTTTTTTATGATTCGCTTTTTCACGTTTTTGAGCAACATCGAATTTATTTTCTTCAATGGACTTTTCTAATATTGCCATATCGCAACCATTGGTTATAAAATTGATCAACTCACTCCAACCTTTTCCTTGTTTTAAATTTTCATATGACAAAATTAATTTATTAGGAATTTTTTCTGACAACTTTATTGCAAGATCGAAATATTTTATAACACCGTTCAACCCAAAAGTTTTATGCCTGAACCAATCGTCCATTGATATCCCTGATTTGTTAGACGATCGTAAATCGTCATAGTAAAAACTCACAACAGCATCAACAGGATCTCTGAACAGTATGACAGTTGGTTTGCTGTGATAAAAATTACTGAAAATAAAATTGTTGCATTGTTGTTCGAAGGTTTGGAATTGTTTTTTAGTAATCCTGTCGGCCATGCTGAAATAGTCGTGGGTGAAACTAACCAAAGGACATCCTGACTTTTTTCTTTGTGTGAACTTGTGTGGAGAATCTGGTTTGTACGCATTCAATCTGTGAGTTTTTTCAACACCGTATTTGTAATGAAAGTATGACCCGAGGGTGTACCTAACCCATGTTCTTCCGCATTTGGGGAAACTCAGCAAAAAGGAGTCTGCTTGATCGTATTCGTTTTTTAAAATTTGATATCTAATATTAAGACCACGATACCCAAAATTACCATCCGCCATCATCTTCAGCAATCTTTTGTTCAAGGTTTTTGGTCAATGATGATTTGTATTCTTTCTCTGCGTCACGCCATTCTTGAGCATAAGGCACGTCTTGTAGATGTTCGAACCACGGGCCACCTTCTGTGTAATGAAGCATTTTGGGTGATCCATCTTCGGGCGATTCATACCAATCTGTCAGCCAGTTCCATTCATGTGATATTTCGCCTATTTCATGATCGGCGAGCCACACAAATCTATGATGCCATAATCCATCGTTGGTGTTGAGTGCGTTTAGATCCAACAGTTTGTTTGATGGATGTTCGCAGTTCCACAGCATACAAGAAGACCAATTTTTCCTTGGATACACAGTTTGTGCTTTGCCATCCATTTTGGTTGTGCTCTTTGGTGTGTAATCATGCTTGGCAACCATCACTGCATAATTGTCATTGGCTTGATTGAACAATTCTTTGATGTCTGTAAGACATAAAAAATCACAATCGATGAATAGTGCCCACCCTTTGTAACCTGTCAGCATGGGCACAAAGAAACGCGAAAACGTAAACTCCGTGGATGCTTTGGCGTCTACATCTCGAGTGTATATGCCTAATTCTTTCAGTGTGGGTAATTTTATAGGATAAACCTGTGCGTTGGGATTGTGTTTTTGTATGGAATGTTTGGCAACCTGAAAGGCGATGTCCTCTCGTGAATCCCAGCCAACAAATACTCTCATCTCTGTCATTGCTTGTTTATATAGTAGTGAATTTGTTGCCAATTGTCAACCTTGACAATCCTGTCGTCGTCACACTGTGAATTGTATGATTGTTTCATTAAAAAAGTTTTTAAACCCATTTGTGCACCAATTTGTGCATTAGAAATCTTGTCTTCGATCCATACACAATTTGTTCCTCGGTATTTCTCTAACCATTTTTCTTTGCTTTCCCCGAATCCCACTGTGTCCATTCTATTGAACACTCCCGGAAAGTGTGCTTCCAAATTCATTTTACGCAGGGCAATTGCATAGGGATCAAACCCCATTGCCGTGCAGGCATGGACTTCCCATCCTTCCTTTTTCAAGGTCAAGAGAACTTCTTTGGCATCCTTCCATGGTTCCAAGAATCCCATCCATGCTGAGTTATTGTGTGCCTGCATTATCGACTCGAAATTCTTGTATGAATCATATTCGGTCGGATCGTCAATGTTCACACCGGGATGATAGTGTTCAACATACCTGTGAAACTGTTTAGACCAGTTGAGGCAAACGCCGTCTATATCTGTTAAAATTATTTTCATGTTCTCTTTCTTTGCGAGGGCGGGGACCTGGTAAGAGGTCCCGTACTTACCTACAACGCCCTCAATGGTACGGTCTGTAGGATTCGAACCTACAAGTCTTGTGGACAATAAGTTTTTACCTTATCGCGTCTACCATTCCGCCAAGACCGCATCGTTATTATAACATCTTTTCTTGGCATCTCCTACGGGAATCGAACCCGTGTCTTCACCGTGAAAGGGTGATGTCCTAACCGCTAGACGAAGGAGACATCTATCTGAGTTTGACAACCTGGTAGTTTTGTTCACCTTGCCAACTCAACTTAAAGTGTACAACATCTTTGTCTTTTGTCAAATACAGCATATTGTAGAATGATTCTCCACGTATATCGTTCTCTGTTAGCCATACATCAAACTGAGATTTAATTTTAAATGCCTTGCTCATGCCTTTGGGCCATCCTCCTGGTGCAGGAATGTAGATTTTCCATTTGTATTTCAGTTCGGCGTCTTTGTAAGTTTGTGGAGGTTGGTTAGGATTCATCGTCGACGATGGAACAAACCAAATGTATTCTATCAATTTGGCTGGCATTCAAAGCTGTGTGCAAAGGTATTGTGTCGGTGTGCCACCATGTGTTGGCAGGCATGTGTTTGACTTCATCGCCTATTATCATCAAACAACCTTCGGCTGTTATCATGGGATAGTGTAGACGTGTGTTGTCATCGTTGTGCCAACTCAGACAAGTCTTTGGTTTCATCTTCATCAATCTTATCCTGCCCAGTTTATCTGCATACTTGCTCTTGAGTGCTTGGTAGACTTCTTCGAACAAAGTACCTTTCAACTGTTCACACAGCACTGTAAAATCTTTTTCCTTTTTAGGATTGGACAATTCAGGAACTATCCTCTCCATGGTGCCATCTTCATTCTTGATCCTGTAAGAGTTTTTCCAATCATACGTCAGACTGCCTGTGCCGAATTCGTAATCAGTGGGATTTTCTGGAGTGGTGTTGATGCAGATGCTGTTGTTTTCGTTCCAGTGTAGGATTTTTTCATCGATGAGTCTGTTCAACTCGGAGTTCAAATCTAAAACTGGTAGATCGTTAACAGGTGTAAAGTGAGTCATTGTCCATACTTATCAGAAAAAATATTTGAGGGACACAGAAATTGTTCTTCCTGGTTGACTGTATCCATATGGCCTTTGGAAATTCAAATCTGTAACATTTTCTATTGCAGTCTTAATGATTAAATCATCTTTGATCAAATAGTTTGCTCCTATGTTAGTGAAGTGCTGATGGTTCCTATCTACTATGGCGTAACTTGTTGGGTGAATATCTCTGTGTTCTCCATAATACTGCCAGTCATACCACAAATTTAGTTTATCGTTTACTTGATGATCCACTCCTATGTTTGCCTGCCACCATGGGCGTCTTGTCATTTGTGTGTCTGTGGAATCTTGTGCAGAGACATACATCAATCCTATTTTCAATGATGAATCGTCCACTTGTGTCCTGCTTGAAAAATCCCATCCATTTATTTTGGTCTTGCCATCAGTGTCATTGGTGTATGTTGAATTGGCGTAGTTGATTTGATCTGTGATTTCGGTAGAGAAGAACATGCTTTTGCTTTCAAAAGTGTACCATTTATCCTGTGTGTATGTTTTGATACCTATCTCGTATGTTACTGATTTTTCTTCTTTAAGATTGGGATTTCCTGTGTATCCAAAATTGTCCGCACCATACATCTCGTACAGCGTCGGTGCTTTGAATCCTGTGCTGGTTCCTGCAACAAGAGTCATCACATCGTTTAACTTATATCCGGATCCGAGCCTATATGTGGTCACAGGATTGTGCAGGCTGTTCCAGTCCTTCCTCACTCCGCCATTGATAATAAATTTGTTCTTTTCCCAATCAGCATTAATGAAAGTCGCATAATTTTCCGCATCTTTGTCAACAGACGAATTGTATGATCCTCTGTTTTGGAACTGTGCAGAGTAAAACTGTAAGTCCGTGCCGATGGTGTAATCCACTGTCCCCACTTTGTCTGTGTAACTGATCACAGAGTGTTTGTTCTGGCTGTCGTAGTCATCAATTTCGGAACCGTTGATGTATTGACGATCATGCGAGTTGTAATCGATCACAGCATTCCAGTTGTTGCCTTCGTATCTCAATTGATAAAAATAAAACTTTGCGTCTCCGGTGTAGTCAGAGTCGTCCACGCCACTACCGTCCAGTTCGGTCTCCGAATTCCTGTACACTATGGTCGACTTCAGCAAACCGCTGTTCAACCAATGTTCGGAGTCAAAGTTGATCGTTTGATAAGAATACCCATCATCGTCACCGTCCTTGACAACAGAGTAACCGTCGGATTGATCTTGTGTGGCCTTGATCGAATAGTTGCCCGACCCGTTGGCAAAACCTTTGTGAACATCTACCGCGCGGGTGTTGTTGGAACCATAGGTGACTGTTGCTTGGTCCACGAATGTAGGACTTGTGTTGATGTTGACTGCACCTCCTATGGCGCCCGATCCGAAAAATGTGCTCTGTGATCCTTTGTAAATGTCAATGCCTGTCGAATATTCTACGGGATCATTGCCCGCATCGAACAATCCGTTGGTGGTGGAATGATCGGTTATGGGTGATCCGTTTATCATGAAAAGCGTGTGATTAGAATCGGTACCTCTGGTGAACACCGATGTCTGTTGTCCCTTACCACCCGAGCGTATGGATGTGATGGATGAATTAGTGTTTAATAGATCACCTATCACAACCGAGTTGTTATTGTTTTTGGGGAAAACTGTGTCCACGTTCACAGTGTAGGTGCT